GAAGCGTATACTCATAGAGGAGTAAATAATAATGAAGTATTTTATGATGTGTTAAATCCAATGGATGTTGATTATGATAAAGATCCAGATGTAGATTTTATTGAAGATGGTGATTGGGCATTAGTTAGAAAAGATGCACATGTTAGTACTATTATCGATTTATATAGAGAGTTTTTATCAGCAGCAGAAATGGATCAATTAGAAAATCCAGCAGAAAGTCATGATGGTACTTTCTTAGTTTATGGAGGAAGTCCTGATAATGATCGTTTACGTGGAGGACGTTCTCGTCTTATTGAAGTAATTACTGTATATTGGAAAAGTATTTCTAAGATAGGATTTCTAGAATATCCAGATCCTGAGACAGGTGATATGGAAACGGTAGAAGTTCCTGGTGAATATAAAATGCCAGCAGAATTAAAAAAGATAGGAGCTACTATACTTTGGGATTGGGTTCCTGAAGTATGGGAAGGTACTAGAATAGGCGATGATATTTTTGTTAAAATAGGTCCTACATTAAATCAACGTAGATCTTTAAATAATCCAGGATTATGTAAATTACCTATTAATGGAATTAAGTACTCAGAAATAAATTCTGATAATGTATCACTAGTTCAACTTGGAGTACCTTATCAGATTAATTATAATATTTATAAATATAGATTAGAGATAGCAATCGCTAAATCTAAAGATATTATTGCCCAATTTGATATTAATATGATTCCTAAGAAATGGGATATGGATAAGTTTATGTATTATATTGATGCTATTGGTATTGCTTGGGTAGATTATAATAAAGAAGGTATTCAATTAAATCCACAACATCAGACTGTTATGGATTTATCTATTAAAACTATTCAACAATATGTCGTTTTATTAGAATCTATATTACAAGAATGGGAAAGATTATCTGGTGTAAATAGACAGCGTCAAGGACAAACAGGAGAATATGAAGGTAAAGGAATTACTCAACAGGCTATTATGCAATCTTCTCATATTACTGAAGATTACTTTAGAAAAATATCTACATTAGAAGAAAAAGATATGCAGGCTATGTTAGATTATTCTAAAGTAGCTTGGGTAGCTGGTAAAAAAACTTCTTATGTAATGCCTGATGGAACAGTAGAATATTTAGCTGTTAACCCTTTAGATCATATGGAATCTGAATATGGAATCTTTGTAACTGATGCAGGTCAAGATATTGAAAAGAAACAAAAAGTAGAAGCGCTTGCACAATCTATGATTCAGAATGGCGTTCCTGCCTCTATTGTAGCTGAGGCTATTGATTCAGACAGTTTCACACAGATTAAAGAAAAAATTTCTAAAGCTGAAAAAATTACTCAACAATTAGAACAAGCTCAACAAAAAGCTCAAAATGAAATTGCACAAAAACAAGTTCAAGTACAACAAGACAAAATGGCCTTTGATGCAGATCAAAATGATAAAGATAGAGCTACTCAAATTGAAGTTGCTCTCATTCAAGCAGAGGCAAATGATCTTAATTCTCATCTGAAAAATGCATTAGAGCAAGCAGAAATACAACGTAAATCTAAAGCTGATGATAGCAAATCTGTTTATGAAAAAGGTAAGCTTGCAGTAGATCATAAAAAAATTGATGCAGATGTTAAAATGAATACTGCAGATAATAAAGTTGAAAAAGAAAAAATAGCGGCAATGGTTAAAGCAAAACAGAATGCCCCTAAACAATAAACAAAAAATTGCCATATTAAGAGCTGCTAAGGATGAAGGATACACAGGAGATGTAACTGAATTCTTTAAACAAGCTGAGAATGAAGGCATTTTTACTGAAAGTCCTGAACCAACATCTCCTAAAGTTTCAAATGTAAGTATGGATGATTTAAATTTTGCTGAAGCAGATGATTTTAAATTTAATCCAAAATCTTTACTTGTAGATAAAACTCCTCATAGATTTAATGATAATGATAATTTTATAACTAGTTCTCATACTACAGAACCTAATTCTAAAGCTATTCTTAGATTCTTGAATGATCCAAATTATACTCCTACAGCAGAACCTAGTATGGGAGCTGATGGTGGATTTGAAAAACAATTTAATACAAATTATCAAGAATCTCAAAATTATCAAAGAATAAAAGGGAGTAGAAAAGGAGTAAGACAAAATCCTGATGGTTCGCATTCAACTCATTTAATGGCAGACAATAATAAAGATGAAGCATGGCCTACATTATTTCAAAATGAAGATGGTACTTGGTTTGAAGGTGGTTATAAAGAAGCAAAAGAAAGAGGTGAGATATATAAATTTGATTCAAAAGAAGAGTTAATTAATTTTGCTAGAAAAGGAGATTGGAAAGAAAAAGGTGGATTTAAAAAATATCCAGGAGGAGGATGGAAAGCGCCAGATGAAATATTTCCTGGAGCACCCCCAGAATTTGTTGTTAGTTGGGGAAATCAAAGTATGGATCCTAATAAACAAAGTGGAGATAAATTTAGTTGGGGATTAAGTTCTGGCACATGGAAATATTTAGGAAATGAAGCTTATAAATGGGGAACAGGAGCTGTTAGAAAATGGGGTGAAGAGATAGAAAATTTTGGACAAACAGCATTAACGGAAGGAAAAGAATGGGTTGGAGATAAATTAGGATCTTTAGGAGATATAATAGGGCTTGAAGAGGGAGGATTTAAATATGGAGATGGAGGTAAGAGGAAATATCATGAAGGAGGTCCTAATGAAGGTCCTCATCCAGAACATCATATAGGGACAAATGATGATATATCAACAACTTTAGAAATACAAACTGCTATAGGAACTACTCCTGATGGAGATTGGGGAGATAATACTACCAAAAAAATGTTAGCATATTCTAATAAAAATCTTAATAATCTTGAAGTTTATAATAAGGATTGGAAAACAGAGCATATAAGATGTTCAGGAAGGAGTTGTTCTGAAATGACTACTAATATGATGCAATTACTATATCCTCATTTAAGTCAGGATGATTTAGTTGCTGATGATAGTTGGTATAGAAGAAGTCATTTATTAGGAGATGGTGGACAAGATATATGGAGTCAAAGGACAGACGTGGAGTGGAATAATATGGCAAGTATACCTCCTGTGGAAACATGGAAAAATTTACAAATAGGGGATATAGTTCATTTAAATGCTGGGGGAAAGGACAGTCCAAATTTTAAAAAAGAAAGTGCTTATGGAGAGGGTCATATTAATAGAGGAACAGGACATACAGGATTTATTATAGGTAAAGATCCTAAAACAGGCATGCCTTTAGTTATGCATGGGTATAATCACAAGATGGAAGTCGATCCTATAAATAATATAAGATTAGATAGTGCCGGAGGAAATGTGAACGCAGTAGAAACTAGAGGAGGATATAAAATTGATGGAATTACTAGACCTAAAAAATTAATAAATAAAAATGATTATAATTTTAAAAATTTAAGTTTTTTCTTAGATAAATCAGAAATAGATGAACGTATACAAATTGGATTTGATGAAGATTACTTAAATACATTAGATACTGAGGACCGTAAAAATGCAAATTTTTTTCAAACCTGGGCGAATGGAGGTTATGGATATAAGGCTGTAGATGATATGAATTTAAAGGAGTGGAACGCACGCTTGGATGAAAGTCCAGAAGCGATTAATGAAGACCTCAATTATAACTATCTAACTAAAATGGAGGATGTAAGAGAGTTTGATCTGATAGATGAGGCAACACCTCCTATTACTCCTATAGAAACTATTTCTAAAATAACAGGTTATAAAGAAGACGTAGTTGCAAAAGCTGCTATGATGACTTGGGGATTTTATCAAAATGAAACAGGAGAAACAGGTTTGGGATCCGGAGCGCAAATGGGTAAACTTGCAGAATTTACAAAAGATAATTTTTCTACTAAAAATGCTGCAAGATTAAAAGCATTAAAAAATAAAGATATTAATTGGAATAACTTTTGGTGGAATATAAATCCTGTAACTTGGATCAATGAAGAAGATTATATGCGTAGTGCTGCACAAGAGCCTAGTAGAGGTATACTTCGTATAAAATATAATCTGAATGAAATAAGAGCAGATGAAAAACCATCTATAGTTGGACAATGGTGGGAGAAGTATGGATTGAAGGGTCCAGACCAATTAACTTTGGAAGATGATAAAGAAAATACATTAATAACTGGTCAACCTGGTAGAGCAGGCATGGCTAATTCTTTTGGTGCAGCTACAATGTTAACCTTAAGTTATTATGAAAATATTAGAAGAAGGCCTGGATATGATTCAGAAACTGATACTTATAAAGGAATACCTATTGATTATGTTGTAGCAACTATGCATACAGGCCAAAATTTGAATGTTACTGCCGGTAATGGAAAGACTGTTTTAGAAAACTTAAGGGCAAGTGATAGAGATTATTCTAATATTACAATAAATTCTGCTAATAAATTAGGATATACGAAAACACAATTATCTATCAATCCGGAAACTAGAAAACTTGACGAAAAAATACTTATAGATTCTGAAACACCTTTTAAAGAAGCTAATGATTTTATGAATAATAAATAATAATAAAGTGGTATATAATAATAGAAAAACTAAAAATATAAAAGTATAATAATAAATTGAATATTAGTAGTAAATTTGCATAAAAAACAAAAGATATGGCAGACGAAAATAAGTTAAAATTAGAAGATATCACTTTTGAAGATTTCATAAGTGAAGGTATTACAACTGAGGAACCTAGTACTAAAGAAGAGTCAGTTGTAGATAAAAAAGAAGAAATAGTAGAAGAGGCAGAGATTGCAGAACTTGAAGAAGATATAGAAGAAAAAGAAGAAGAAATTGTAACGCCTAAAACTAAAAAAACTACTGTAAAAAAAGAAGAAACAGTTGAAGAAACTGATCTTGAAGAAGAAATAGATGATACAGTAGTAAGTGAAGTTCTTTCTCAACTAGGGTATGAATTTGAAGAAGAGTTTGAAGATACATCGGATGGCTTAGTTAAATTAGCAAAAGCTGTAGGAGGTAAAATTGCAGAAGATCAACTTGATGGATTATTCCAAGCTCATCCAGAAATTCAAAAACATTTAGACTATGTTCTTAATGGGGGTAAATCAGAAGAGTGGTTAAAGATGTCTAATCAAATTACAGATTTTGCAAATATACATGTTTCAGAAGATGACATGCGAACTCAACGGGCAGTACTAGGAGAGTACTTTAAACTTAAAGGTCATGATACTGAATTTATAAATGAACTATTAGATGATTATACAGATTCTAATAAATTATTTGATAAAGCTAAAAAAGCTAAAGGAGCTTTGACTACTTATTATGGCGCACAAAGAGAACAGTCTACTGAAAAAGAAAAACAGATTAGATTAGCAGAGCAGCAAAAACAAAGAGATTTTTGGGATGAGATTAATGATACTATTCAAAACTCAAAAGATTTTGCTGGGCTAACAGTTCAAGAAAAAGATAAGAATAAATTCTTTGATTATTTAACACAAGTGGATAAAGACGGTTTAACAAGAAGAGAAAAATCTCATAGAGAATCTTCAACTGAAGTTAAATTAGCAATTGATTACTTAATGTATAAAGGATTTAATTTAAAAGATATTATCGCGACAAAAGCTAAAACAACTAATGCTAAAAGTTTGCGAAAAAAGATTAAATCTAATAAGTCAGTAAAAAATGCTGCGCGTCCTAAAAGACAAGCTGGATTTGATATTGATAATTTAGATTTAAATTTGGGTAACCTATAAAGTGCAAAAGGAGCTAGGTTATCATAACCCTTTAAAAAATGATTAAAAAATGCAAGTATTAAAAACTTATTACAATGATACGCAAATGACGGATACTAATTCGTTAGTAAATGCGCTATTGGAAAAGCCAGCTGAGCTTTCTCCAATTATCACACATCTTGCAGGAAGGGAAGACAGAAAGTTTCCGTTAACTATGTTAACTGAGGGAGTTGGTAACACGAAATCTATCGACAGATGGGAATATGAATATCGTGTTAAATCTCATACTGTTCATACCCGTCCTTGCGCAATAGCTGTTGCAGGTACTGGTGTAGGTGGAGGAATCTTCACTTTAACTTTTCCTGACAAATGGTTTATATTTCCATACACATTAATTTCTAATGTAGGTACTCAAGCAAGAATTATGGCTGAGCCTATTCAAGTAGGAAGTAATTGGGAGTATCAAATGCAATTAATAGATCCAGATCCAACAGCCGTTCTTACAGCAGCTGAGGGAGCAGTCGGAGCAATCTGGGGTCAATTATATGCTAACGTAGGAGTTGACTTCTCTAGAGGTAACGCTTCTAATTGGAGTACTCCAGGTATGGTAAGAAACAAAATTGGTACCATTAGAAAATCTTATCACTTCGCAGGAAATGCTAAGAACTATGTTGCTGAATTTGCTTTACCTACTAAAGGTGGTAAAACTACCAAAATGTGGATGGATTATGAAGAGTATTTACATATGCTTTCTTTTAAAGAAGAATGTGAAATGTTATACTGGTATGGTGAAAGAACTTATGGTAATAATGGAATAGTAAATATGACTGATGAAAATGGGCAACCTGTAATCACTGGTCCTGGATTATTACAACAAATTATCAATAAGGATACTTATTCTACTCT